ACTATAAGAACAACCAGCGTTGTATATTTCAAATATGTTATCCTCTTGACCGTATAAAGAACTTTGAATGACGATTTGTATAATGTCGCCACTTTCAACAAACTCACTTTGAGCAGTAACCCAATAACGATTAGGTTGAACAGATTGTTGTCTAGGGTCTGTCGTTGACCAAATAGCAGTTCCGTAAGTTTCGCCTCCTAGAACAACGTCTCTCTTATTATCAATAGTTTCAAAGTAGTCGTTATCTGGATAAGTAGCTCCCGAAGTTGTAACGCTAGTCGTTCCTCCTGGTATTGTGTTTGTATAAGTAATGTTAAAACGTTTGCTACCTATAACTCCAGTCTGTACGGGCGTAGTTGTTCCGAACGGTGTATAAGTGTAACCTCCTTTAGCATTTCCCGCGCTATCTGTATGTAATAAAAATATCTTTCCCTCTATTGCTGTAATACAGTTTACATCGTTTGTAGGTGTTGCTCCTGAGCTATACGCTTGAGGCGTAAACGTTCCCGTTAAATCGACTTGAAATTGAAAGTCATAAGAGCCTGTTTGATTACAAGTATATTTCCCTGTTGTCGTGTCATAAACTCCGTTAGGGTCTGTCTCTGAAATCATTTTAATATTATAACTCGGGTCGTCTGTATCTCTGTGAGTAATTAACGCTTGACTTGCTGAGCTAGTCGCTTGAAATTGCGCTTCAGTTGCAGAGAATACTCTTTGACCTATTGACGTTGACGACAACTTAAAGTCTTTGCCACTAAAAGGAATTATTAATTTATTAAAAGGGTCTGACGTAAAAAACGTTGAGGTGTAAGTATATCCAGCGGCCGCAAACATTTTATCGATGTAATCTTTAGCATATGTCGCAGGAAATAAATCTATAACTCCCCACTCGTATAAGTCTAAAGTCGAAGCGTAGTCAATCATGGGGTAAACATAACCTGACGAAGCGGACCACGATGCAACTTGATTAGATTTAGTCCAATTGTGATTAAGAGTACTCCAATTCATTGTAGCGTCATCAAGTTCTTTGTCACTTAAAGCACTTACAAAGTTTCCTAAACGTCCAATAATAACACACTCATAAGAAATTAATCCGTCAATATTATTTACTTTTTTTAATTGTAGATAACCGTCAATTTGCACTTCTCCATCTACTAAGTAAACTATATCAGTTTTTAAGTTAGGATTAAAAGTCTGTAAAGACGTATTAATATCAAAGATGTGTTCAAATATTTTATTAATCTTTTTAGAACCTGGAATAGTTATAGTCTTTGAAAAATCCGCTTTTCTAGTGTCAGGCTTTGCAATATCTGCAATATTAAAAGTTAAGTTAGGATTCAAAGAATCTATTAACTCAATTGTTTTTCCGTCAATATATAGTTCTTCTTTAATCATCCTGAGCAACTTTCGCAATTATCGTTATCAATGTTACAAGTACGTTCTGGAACTGGCATTTTCTCCAATTCTCTCAACATCTTTTCAAATTCAGTTTCTTTGTTTTCCATAATTAAAATCTTTGTCTGTAATTATCAACTCCAAATTCTAAGTCTATTTCTAAGTTAAATAACTTATCTACTTTACTTCTTTTCTCTTCCCAGTTGCCTTCTATATTTTTTATTGGTATTCTTTTATTGTTTTCGTGTAAGTATATTTCAGGCGACTCAATCAACTCTAATAACCAATTAAATGTATCAGCGTCAACCCAATCAGATGTTAATCTCATTTTAGGCTTAGACGTTGTATAGTATTGTACTTTTTGTCTATCGCTTATTGAGTAATTAATAACACCAACAGACGATAAGTTTTCAGGATTTTGTTTGTAAAATTTTCTTTCAATCTCTTCGCTTCGTTTACTGACTTTAGTAAAATTGAAACAATCAAAACCACCTAAAGAATTAAGAAACTCTAAACGCCTTGTTTCATATCTACATTCAGACTCAATATTAAAAAACATTTTCTTAGTCTTTATTGAAGTTGAATTATATAACGCTACACTATAAGAAGTTGCTGACGTTGATATCACAGGCTGACTACCTGACAAAAACTCTGCTGACGCAACGTTATTAAGCGTTTGAGGTGAACAAGCGACACTTACGTGATGTTCTGTAACTCCTGACGGTTTTCTTAACTCTGACGTTGATAAGACAGCCCCCGCACTATTGTATTCGTCTATAACAACTCTGTCAATAGGGTAATTTACGTGGTCGTATAAGAATGACAAATAACCTTCGTCTGTTATTTCGACTTTAACGTTTCCGCTTTTATTTGCTTCTAATGTGTTAGGCTCGTTTGTTAACCAATCTGAGCGAGTAGCACCAGAACCAACAACATAGTCTTTATATTTGTCTGTAACTTGCCAGTCATAAAAGTTTAAAACGTTTCCTCTGTAATTTGGCAAAGCACTGTTAAACACAATAAAGTCGTAAAAGTTAGCATCCTCTAAAGGACTAGGAAAAGCAACTGTTTGATTTAACGATTGAGTTAGAGTTCCTCCGTTATAATGTTCCCAACCAAATCGTATTTTAAATTGTCTCCACGAAGCGTTATCGTAATAGTTAGCACCCTCTGAATTGTCAAACATCGCCTCTTGATTAGTTTGATTAATGTCGCTTAATACGTTTTGTACATATGATTCCATTACTCCGCTCATATTAACTCTTCCGAATCCGTCAGAACGTACAGGAGTTTTTAATCTCGATAATAAAACAACGCCAGTCGTTTCGTATATATCTATAATATATTGAAAGCCCTCATAACCTCTAGTTGTTGCGTTTGATTCTTTAACAACAATCTCAATAGGGTTATAAACTGTTCTATAAATTTGTGGTAAATTACTTACTGTTAAACTCATTTCTTTAATATTTTTTTCATTCCTTTTGTAAACTTACTTGCAGTTACAATTCTAATATCTTTTTTAAACTTATTAAACGCTTCACCCATAAACGTTTCTTTCATACAATCGTCAAAGAAATAACGAGGTTTAATACCTTTATGCGCTATTGATGTTCTTACAGCATATTCGTTTAATCCTTTACTTTGCGCCCACTCTCTTATCATACTTACTTTAGGCCCTTTTTTAAAACTATAAGGCGAGTCAGGCGCGTTTATTGTCCAAGGTTGATTAGTTGTCTTTTTATTTCCTCCGATACCTTTAACACCTTTATTTACAAAGTCGTAATAATCAGCCATATATAAAGTCGCAATCATACGTTGACCAAATATCTCAATAGGCATACGTATTGTCTCTTTTAAATTGCCTTTATAGTGTATTTGTTTTTCGTCAATAGTTTCTTTTAAACAAAAGACCATTTCAGCGGCAATGTTTCCCATAACTTCAGACATCGTTGTGGGATTGTCAATAACAACTTCCTCTAATTGAGAAACGTCAAAAGCAAATAAATCAAAAGGTTGCTGACTCATTATCTACGTTTTAATTTTTGCATTGATTCACTATGTGCCTGTCTTTCCATTTTTTGTTTATCACTATAATAAGCAACTACATTTAACGCTTTAATAACTTCCCAAGCTAAAATCTCATCCCATTTGTCAATCCTACTATTTGTAAGATTGTCTAACGTTACCCACCAACCCCAACGCTCAGCGAATCCAGTTCCTCTTTTGACTCTTTCATTATCCTCTTCGCTTTCGCTATCAAAGAGGTTTTTATATCTTTTGTTAAGTTCGGTAAGTGATTGTAAAAAAAAACACCTATCGGATATGCAATAGATATAGGCATATTTTCCAGAAAGTTGTCTGCTGTCTCTCTAACGACTTCGCCTGTAACTTTAACGTCTCTCCATCTAAACCGCTTCTTCTCAATTGGTCGGCATATCGTAGTTAGTATTTTATGAAGGTTGTTAAATATTACTTCTTGATTGTCTTTTGCGTCTTGCAATATTTCCATATTGTTTATGTATTCTCCAAACAATAATTTTTTAGCGTCTAATTTAAACTCATACCAATGAGAACCAATCTTAAAACGTTTGTTTTTTAATGTGTTAGGTAACTCAGTATTTAGAAAAGATAATTTCTTTTTTATTTTATGATAGTCGTCTAGGCTTACGTTCTTAATAACTTCTTTTTTTTCTCCTGTTAATACGCAAAGAATATTAATAACCCTTTGTATGTCACTCATCTCAGTGTTTAATATAGGTCTTAAATTAATATACTTTTGTAGCGTTATGTCATCCCAGGACGTTGGTACAGTTATTTCCATATTATTATATATAACAAATTTTTCAATATTTACAATAAAGACAAAAAAAAAGAGGAAACGCTCTTTTGCCGACTTCCTCTTTTAATCCTTAATTAAACCAAATCAAAACAAATATACAAAAAAAAAGCTACCCGTTAAAGTAGCTCTTAAATTAGTTGTTTAATGTTTATTTATTATCCTAAATCTTCAAGTTCAAATAATTTATTTTCAATTTCATTAAACATTTCATCAGTTTCAAGTTTTAAGTCATCAAGTTGTTCAGTTAATTCTTCAAACTCCTCACCTTTTTCACTTTCTTGCCATCTTTCACTTCTGTCTTCAAACTTTTCATTTCTTTCATCAATCATAATATCTAACTCTTGTTCAATATCACCTCTTAATTCATTAAGTTGTTTGATTAATTTTTTTAATTCTTTGCTTTGTTTCATTGTGTTTGTTTTAATTAATTACAATGCTAATATATAAATATATTTATAAACTACAAAACTTTTTTAAGTTTTTTTTATTTTTTTTAGTTCACTATAAGTTAACTGCTAGTTAACTATTGGTATTATATAATCTATTATAATCTAGTCTTTTATTGTTTAGTCTATTGTCATTTTATCTTTTCTCTTCTTATCTTATCTTATCTCTTCTTAATGCTCGAGCATTGCTTAAGCATTGCTTAAGTATTGCTTAAGGATTGCTCTATCTGTTGAGAGCTAAAAATAACCTTGCTTAGTCAATAATGACTAAATTTTTTTGCACAAAAAAAAAGCCACTTTTTACAGTGGCTATTTCTTTTTATTATTGTATCATAATTTTACTTTACGTCTAAAGCAACCTACTGTTTAATAGGATTTTTATTTTATAATGTAATTGGTTTAGAAAAGTAATTAATCACAGTACCGTTTTTAGTGTGGTTTGTCATATTCATAACGTGTATGTCTCTAATGTCTTCAACTTGATTAATGTCAATAATTTTCTTTAATGTAAACTCGTTTATATTTTGCTGTAGTAATTGATAGAAGTTGTTTTCACAAGAAACTAAACAAACCAATTTTTTACGTATGTTTATTTTATCTTGTAAAACTTTTAATATCATTGTTTTTGGTTGTGTTAAGTTCTCTCTTTGTTTTTTAGTTCTGTTAATTTTAAATTTTAAATCTTTCATTTTGTTTGATTTAGTTAATTATAATGTAAAGATATAAATATATTTATAAATAAAAAACTTTTTACACTTTTTTTTAAAAAAAATTATCTTATCGAATACCAACCTCGATTATGTTCTTTTAAATGTATGAGTGCAACATAGCGCAAAGCGTCCATTAAGTGGTCTAAGCCAATAGGTTTTTGTAGGCTGTTCCCGTTTTTATCTGTCGCCCATTTATATGTCCTAAACTCTTTTTTTAAGTTACTACTATTAACAACGTTTATGTTATAACGTTTTAGTATATCTATTCCGTTAAGTATTGAGTCTCTACCTTTTACTGCTGGTTTTGCATTTATGCCTAGCCTATATAACTCCTCTATTGACTTAGGTTCTGCGCTGTCACAAATAACCTCATCACGATTAACAATAGGTTTAAGACGCTCAGCAAGGTCTTGATTAGTTAAACCTTTTTCGTAAAGTATCTCTTTTAAATACAAATCTTTATCTCGTTTGTAAACAGCTAAACAAGCCGCAGGGTCTAAACTATAACCAAAGTCTAGTCCATACGCTATAAGTTTAGCGTCTGGCATACTATTAACATATTTAACATTCTCGTATATTAATCCACTTATATTTCCGTACTCTCCTAATCCGTATATCTTCCAGAACTCTTTATCTGTTTGTTTTAGATATTCTATTTCTTTAATTAATGACTTAGGTAGAAAAGAATTATTTTTATAGTTAGATACTATAACCTCAACGTCTCCTACTTCATTAGAACGTTTAATTTCAATCTCTTGATTAATCCATACTTGCTCATCGTCAGGGTTAAAGTCAATAAATATTTTATTCTCAGTTCTCATTAACAACTGGAAAAATTCTTGTTTGTATTCTAATTCGTTTGCTTCATTACAGTATAATATATTTCTTTTAGCACCTCTTAACTTTTGCTCATCGTCTGCACCTATAAACTCAACAAGACGTTTACCTACTCTATATTGTTTTTTAGTTTTGTTATGATTAACTAAGTTATACCAGCCCTCTTTTTTTAGTATGTCTTCAAAGTCTCTTACAACTGTTCCGTCTAAGTTTGTCCTATACTTTCTTACTGTTGTCCATACGCCCTCATAACAATATTGACCGTCTCCATAATTGCCACTGATTAACCACAAAGCGCAAAGTTGATTTAATGACCAGGTCTTACTACTTCGAGTTCCTCCTCGATTAACTACGATTTTAGATTTACTGTCGTAATTGCGTTCAAAGATTTCAGTCGCTTCCACGCTTTATATTAATATTGATATTGTGAACTGTTTGTTCTATCTCTTGTTTGTCTGGCGCATTTAATCCAAACATCTTTGCAATAGAATCGTAAGCGCCTCGATAGTCAGAACCCTTGACCATTTCTTTAAGCAAATAGAACTTTGATTTCTGCTCTTTAGTAAGGTTTTCTTTTGACGCTAAGTCCATAAGATATTCCCACGATTTAATCATTTTAAAATAACCCTCAGCGACTTCTTTGCGTGTTATTTCGTACTTATTAGCCTGTTTAATTTGTAACTCTTTGATTGTTAGTGATATGTTAGTGTCTGCTAACATCTTACTTGAGTTAACTTTAATAGTGTCAATAGAAGTATTTTTTCCAACATCATAAGCACGTCTATAAGCCTCTGAAGCGTTTCCAGTATTAACATACTCTTCAGCAAATTTTCTCTGTTTAGGTGTTAGCTTTTTTTTCATACTTCTTTATTAAGTCTCTTACCCATTTAGGTGTCGTCTTTCTTTCGTGTGCTAGTTTTAATCTTTCTATTTGCCAACTGGTGCAAAACTTTCCGTTTGTCTTTTCTAGTAATTCCTTTTCCAGTATCTTTATTAGTTCTAATGTCGTCACTGTTCTCTATCACTTGTTTAATAAAATAATCTGGCAATGTTCGCCAATTCTCTCTCGCTTCCATAAACCTTACAAAATAGTTTACAGTTTCTGCTCCGTGCAATTTCTTTTGTTCAGCTATTTCTTTTTGTGTTAGCTTCATATGTCAGCCAAATCTTTTATATTAACTTTAAACTGTTTTACGTTACCCTCTTTATTGTGAGAAACGATAGCATAATTACTATGTAGTTTTTTAATATAAACTTGCTTTCCATTATATGTTAAACGTCTTTTCATCATTTCGTTTTTATAGTTCTTCTTCTCTGTCCAATTCATCTAAGTTATATATGTATGATAATTCTAAAATTTTAAAATCGTAATTGTCGTTTAATGTCATTGATGAGACTCCGTTAATACTAAACATCTCATAAAGTTCGCCATTCATTTCTGAATAGTAAAATAGTCCCTCTTCGTCTATAAAGTAACCATAGCTAACTTTTCCCTTTTTTTCGAGTTCGTTTCGTGACATTCTTTTTAACTGTTTTCTTTTTTACTACTTTTTTCTCTGTCTCTTCTTGTCTTAATAACCAACCGTATAATTGAGCCATTTGA